CATAATTTTTCAATAATTTTACTCAACATACTTTTGATATCATCGATGTCTTTTCTCATAGACTCAATTTCTTGTCTTTCAGATTTTTTAGCATCTCTTTGTCTTATATATGCCTGATAATTGGAGTCATCGCCGTTAACGATGGCTCCAGTTTCAGAATCTCTCCAAAGGTAAGAGTGCCCTTCTACGGGAATCAAACTCATGCTACAGCGATAACTCTCAGGTTTTTGATTACAGGATACTTCGCTTGATTAGTTCCGCTGAATACGATTTTAATTTGGAATCCATTGAAACTAGGAAGTTCATCTATAGAGTATGTATACTCTCTATATTGGGTCTCATCTGCAGGAACAAAAGAATCCGATCTTCCATCATTTTCATTCGGATCAATTACTTCATCACCGATACCGTCTCCATCAGTATCTCTAAGGTTGAGATATCCAGGGAACAATTCAAAGTCAGGAGTTACTTCACTAGAGTCTGTCTTAAGGATGCTATAGAGGCATCTGAAATCGCACTCAATTGGTCTGCGTGCTTCGAAGATAACCTTCAGGGAAGTAGCAGGGTTCTTAACATACACTGGGTTGGACATGTAGTAAGAAGCATGAGGATCATTATATCTGGAGTTTACTCTAGAGTCAGTTCTATAATCCTCAACAGGATTATTCAATCTATTTTCATAGAATAGAGAAGTTGCAGCAGAAAGATCAATAACAGGAGAATTATATTCATCTCCGTTATTGGCTAACTGGATTGTATATGTAAGAGATTTGTTTCTGGGAAGAGTTCCAAGTTTGTCTGCTTCATTTACGCGAGAAGAGAGAATTCTAGTAGAATCAAGTTGAGTAATTCTATTAAGATCGACATCTTGGAATCCACCGTCAATATAAGCAGACTCAACTCCACTAGGAGAGGTGCCTGTGACGGTTCTCAACTGCAATGAAATGAAGTCTGTGGGTCCAAATGTGATCGCTTGGAATAGAGGTCTTACAGCGTCATACTGAATGTTCTTGGTAGCATGTACATTTTGTCCGCCACCAGAAGCTTCTTCTCTAAATGAAACCTGAGGAATAGAATTAGCAGTGTCATCACTTCCTCTGCTAGACCCTCTATCAATTTGAACATAGTAATTATCAATGTCTCTGAGAAGACTAGAAACTTCATGTTCTGTATTAATTCTTCTAAGAGATACTCCAGAGTATTCATACTTTTGAACGGGATCATTCTTAAGATGATTCAGTGCCTTAGTTCCATCAACTCCTCTTACAACACCACCAAGACTAGAAACACCAACTGTAGTGTAAGAAATAATCTCGCTATTAACAAGAGCGTATCCAGTGTTTGCTGCACTTACTGCAGCACCTTCAAATGTGGCAAACTGAGATGTGGAAGCAATGGAAAGTGTTGTTTCATTCGATGCTAGAGCAACCGACAGTTCTGTGGGAACAACATCAGATTGAATATCCTGAAGCAGTACCTTGTTAGATGCACTGTGCATTCCATGGTTGCGATGATCTACTCTGAAATATTCTCCAGTGTAAACACTACCTGTGGCATCGTATGTGAGGATATCTAATCCAGTATCAATGGTAGATCCACTATCATGATAATAGAGAAGATCATTAGTAGCAGTGTCAAACAACTCTGCTTGAACATCTGTCAAATACAGAGTATCGATACCACCAAGAGAGTTGATGCCAATGCGAACGCCAGAACCAGAGTTTCCTACATCAGCGGTTACAAGTCCAACAACATCACCGACTTTATATCCACTACCAGAAGATGCAATAGATACTCCAGTGATAGCGGAAATACCAGATCCAACAGTAACGGTAAAGGTCAGTCCTTCTCCATTACCAACAATGTTATAGGTGCTTACTGGATTAGTGGGAGTTCCATAATTCTTACCACCAGTTACAATACCAGGAGTTCCAAGAACAGGACCACCCTTATCATTAATATAACCATATCTGTAAGTTTCGGTGCTCTCCCCGATCTTTCTACCCTGAGTAAATACTGTTCCGATTAAACCAGCATTGGATGTAGTTGTAATTCCAATCTTTGCTTGTTTAGGAATAGAAGTAATCGGGTTGAAGTTCAGAGGAGGAAGCAGTCCATTATTCGGTTCCAGAGGAGGATTGTAGAATGTAAGGAGACCAGTGTCCGAAGTAAATTTCGCTCTATAAAGTTTGAATGTCAGGTCTTCAAACTGAGAAGGTGTCCAAATTTCTCCGTTCTGTGATTTGAACAGAGATCCCATTGCAAATTGCTGGGAGTAAATCTTACCTTGAGCAGACGGAAGCAGTTGGGTGTTAAGTGCCTTTTGACCCATTTCACCACAGAATACTTCATACTCATCGCTATCAGAAAGAAGGACAATAGCGTAAGTCGTATTAGGCTCAAGGTAAACAGGACTCTTGAATCTGAATCTTGTAGGAACAGTTCCGTTTTCCGATGTTGTGATATCGGAAGGTCTTAAAGTTACGATAGCATTTCTATCGATAACAAACAGAGTCGGTGTACCAAGTTGTACGCTTCTGATTTGAAGGTTTACTGGGGTAGATCCAGAATTCTTCTTAGAGAAGTAAATATCAACCGATGTAGCCCATGCACCTTCTGGTCCTGTTACGATAGTTTGTGCCAGAGGGTCTCTTCTCTGTACCTGAACTGGACGGTTCTGGTTGACAACAATGGTCTGAGTTCTGTCAATAACTGTCGTGTTATTGATGATAACTGGCGGCGGCGGGGGAGGCGGAGGGGGAATCGTGCCTCTAATATCAATCGTAGAAAGATTGGTAATAGTTGTTGTCTCAAGGGTTGTAATTCTGATGTCAGTTTGGACAACTCTTGTCGTACCAGTTGCCGTATATCTGGCAAGTGCAGTAGAGATTAATGTGCTTCCAGGAGTCGGATTTTCATTTGTAAAACTAGAAGTAAGTTTGAAATCTCTGTTACCAGATCTAATTCTGACTTGAGGTGTAGGAGTCTGATTAGGATCTCTAAGATAGATAGATCCAATAAGATCGCCAAAGTCATCAGAAATCAATCTGATTCTAGCGACAGTCGCTTGAGCACCACTTGTCAATCCTCTCAGAACCATTCCAGGAAGAACAAGACCAAAGAAAGCTCCTTGTGCCTGAGCAGCAAGTGCTACTGTGTCAATATTGAGAACTGTAGATGCTTGAGAGTATCCGTTAGGAAGTGTAGAAGTTGGATTATAGGGGTTAATCGAGTATGTTTCTGTGGGAGCAGCAAATGGTCCAGACTTATGATTTGGAGTGCAGAGTCTGAATTCAAAAGTATTGCCATTGATCGTGCCTCTAATAGTCTCTCCAACTTGGAAAGATCCAGAAACACTGGAAACTTCGAGAAGTTTTGGAACAATATCAAGACCACCTTGATTATCAAAGAAACCATAGAAATTAGTAAGAGGTTTCAGACCAATTCCTCTAAATTCAATATTTCTAGAACGGCAGAATGGATCAAATGTTTCTTCAGCAATAAATGTATTTTCAGATCTGATGTCATCTCTCTGAACAGTTCTACCAACTTCTCTAGTAGATACCGTAGCAGATCCGCCGAGAACTCCGCCTCTTGTGAGACTGAAGTTGGCAGCAACTTGGTTGTTGAATACTGTAATTCCGATGGTGTTACGAATTACATTTTCAGTTCTTCTTGTATTGATCCAGTTGTCAATAGAAGGATTAAGTTTCAGTTCACCAGTGTAGGAAACAACATGGAAGGGGTTAATGTTGTTAACCTTAGTTGCAAACTCCTGTTTGATATATTCGACTTCTGTATACTTCAGAGAAAGGATATCTCCAGTCTTTTGAGTATTATTAAAATCAAGAAGTTCAAAGTCGGAGTTGTAATCAAGTTGAGAAGTGGGAAGATCTGTTCTAGGTGCAACTTGAAGATCAACCGAATCAAATTCTCTCAGAGGTCTTAATTCTCCAAGTTCCCTATCAATCTCACAAGGAGAGCTGGGATCCATGAAATCAACTGTCTTAAAGTTGTCAACAAAGAATCCAGACTTAAATCTAGTGAGACCTTGAGCATCTCTAATTTGTAAAGACTCTGCACTCTTCTCCAGAAGAGAAAGACTGGTAATTGTCTCAAGATTTTCAATTCTATCAGCAAGATCGCCAATATCCCGCATTGTATATCTACGATTATCCTTAAGATATACTCTTGCTTCTTCTACATCCTTCAAATATGCAGGAAGAAGAATAGTTGCAAGTTCCATTCCCTTATTTGTCATAGTGGGAGGAACAGGTTGCCTTGCAGGTTTACCCTTCAAAATTGCAAAATTGCTATCAGGCAGAAGAACTAATTTATCAATTCTAGGTAGATAGAAATCATAGTCAAATGTCATCGACTCATTAGGAGTCAGAATTCTATCTGGTTTTCCAGAGAAATCTCTAGAAGTGTAGAAGAAAGGAGATACCGTTGCAGAAAGAGGATTGTATGTAGATACTCTAGGTCTAAAATCTAATACATCATGAGCAGGTGTCTGGGAAGGTCCAATGGCAGGGATATCCTTGGAATATCTTTGCGCATCGTAACTATTAACGGTAAATACATCTCCAGTATCTCCGCTAGGAACATCAAATCTATTGTAAACAATAAGGAGTTGTCTATGAGGAACATACGCTCCTCTGTTTCTTACAATTCTTGAATAGTCATAATACTGATTTCTCTGCCCCTTATCAAGCATATAGCTGCTTGTAATATCTCTATACTTACCAGGAGCAAATGCCTGAAGGACAGCAACTACTTTGGACTCTTCAAATTCCAGAGGTTCGAGAACAGAGAATCTATCATTAGTCAGATAAACAACTTCGATCTGACTATTAAGAGCATCGATAGAAACTACTTTAGCAATTCCCTTACTGGTTGTGCCAAAAATATTTTCTCCAATGATTGCACTGGTAAATACATCGTCAGTAGAAGAGAATGTCAACTTATCCAGAATCGGAGCAGATGTATCTAAAGATTCATAGATTGCTACGATATCTGTAACATCTGGATAATTGAGGCAGATGTCTCTATCTTGAACTCTAATTCCATAGAGTTCGCTATGATTCAGTCCGTCATTAACGCTAGTTGTGGGATCAGTTCCAGATCTTCTATTAGTAGATCTTGTGATAGAAACTTTCTGGGATCTCTTGAATTCTTTTACCTTGTTCTTAATATTTGCCTTAGATACAGTCACATTGACTGTAATGTTAGATTGGCTACCAGTTAATCCAGAGATCGTAAGAGAAGTAGGAGTAATGGATACTTGAGACTCATCAATGGTCGCAATAGCACCGCTAGAATACTGTACCTGATATCTCTCTTGGTCAAACGCTACGAAAGAAGCATCATCCAGATTTACGGAAGAAATCGGAACAACTAATACTCCGCCAGCAGTAGTAGTTTCGTTCTTTACTTGAGCAGAAAGAAGAAGTGTTGAAGAGGTAAAGTCTACATTAGAAACAGCCAGATCAGGAAGTCTTGTGATCAGAGATGCATTTTCTGTAGAGGAGTCCTGTACTCCAAAACTAATGGCACCATCATATGCCTTTACTCCGCCATCGAACAGATTGGCAACAGTTGTCATTGCACCAACTTGCATAGATTGCAGGTCAGAAGCAACAGAGATAACAACATTCTGAGAAGGAATGCTAATTGCACTACCAGCAGTGTTTACTGGAGAAGCATACCTGATAACATCTCCAGGTTTGAAGAACTGGAAACTTGCTCCTCTAGGAGATGTTACAGTTCCTGCAGTAGTAATTTTTACGGTTCCATTTCCAAATGCAGGAACTGGTCTATCAGTTAACTTCTTGCTAGCAGAGAATGTATTGGACTGTTGGAAACTGTATACATCATTAATGCCATATACTTTAATTCCTTCAATAGATCTGGGAAGATCTTGATTGCCATTAATAATTAATGGTTCTCCAAGACGGAATCTTCCAGATGTTTGTGTAACATTGATCACACTGCTGCCAGCACCTGCTGATACCGCAAATCCATTTGCACCACTTTCCTTACCTACGAGGAAAGCAGATTCAATCATTTCAGTTGCACTGACATTATCATTCAGTGTTAATGTTGTGTATGTTTGAATATCATACAGATACATGTTGAAATCTGTAGATGCATTTTCATATTCCGCATCTTTTAGTCCAAAATTATAGACCTTTGCATCACCAATCTTAGTGCTAGTTCCAGCTGCAACATTGGTAGCACCAGTATTAGGACCACCATAAAGACTAATTCTATTAGTAAGAGTAGAAAGACCTACAACATTATTAACAACAAACTTATTTCCCATTTCGAATGGGAATGCTTTGTTCTCTACCTTTTGAGTTTCTCTTGGTTTTAAGAAATCAATTGTAGTCGGACCATCAGTGGATACATCATATCCGTAAATATATGCCTTGCCTGCACTAATCTTCAAACATGCAAGATCATCTGTAGGTGTATTACCATCAAATGTTGTTTGATCCGAGAAGTATACTCCGTTATTTCCCTGTCTGTCGTTCAAACACTCAGAGACATTAACCAGAAACTTGTTTACAGCATAGTTTCCAGATTCATCATAAGTTCTTGAAGCAATATAGTCCCTAATTCTAGAATATTCAGTGTCTTTCTTAATAGAAAGAATGGTGCCATTGCTAATACGAAGAACCTCTACAAAGTCGGTATCTTCAAAATCGTCAACTGATTTCTTTGTCAGAACGAGATTGATTTGAAGTCTATCAGCACCAGGAGCAGCAAAGTTAGAAAATCCCTTTGCATTATCATATAGGGTATTATCTGCCTTTGCACTGATAGCACTTTCTACAATTCTCAGTCCAACACGATAAGATGGTTGAGAATTATACTGATCGAGAATAATAGTTTGCTTATTTACTCTTACAAAATTTCCTCTAACAAAATAAACTCCAGCATCAACTGAAGCAGCAGATCCAATCGTGCATGAATTCAATGAGATGGTCGATGCAAAAGTTCCACCTACATTGATGGTAGTTCCACCATAAGTAAATGCCTCTTCAGCAACTAAAACTTCATTATCACCAAAGAAATTAAAATCTCCACTAGTGGAGGAATTGATATATTTTACAAAGAAAGTGTCATAATCATTATCAGAATCTGTAGCACTAATATAATTGATTACCTTAGCGGTAACTCCACTTGTTTGACCCTTGATTTTTTTGCCAACAACTTGTTTCGCATAAGCACCAACATCCACACCCAAATGAGTGGGATTGATCTGAACAGCGTAGTATTGACCATCAAAAGTAATCGACCCAGGAATAACAATGGATCCTTCCTTGAAGATGTGACTACCAAATGTTTCTACCTGATTTTGCAGGATAGATTGTAAAGTAGAAAGTTCTCTTGCCTGAACAGGAAATCCTGGTTTAAACAGAACGCGATGATAACCCTTTGTGGGGTCAAAATCGTCATAGTATGGACTTACATTGAGGTTAGTCTGTTGTGGCATCTTCTTAGAATTCTAAAACGATTTTGATGTCTTCTTTTTGACGCTCATTCCTTGTAATAGAGGGTCTATTGTCAAGGTAAATGATCTCACCAGTCCTTTTATTTATTTCTGCTGGAGCGAGTCCGTTAGTAAACTGCACACCAAGGTCAACCACTTTGCCAGAAGGAGTAGTTGTAGAGATTCCAGAGAATCCAGAATCAATGTTTACGCTAAATCCACCAGAAGCAGTAACAGCATTTCCAGAGGAACTAAACTCTAAAACTGCCGCATCACCAGCAACTCCAATACTATCTGTAGCATCATAAAAGACTTGATTCACATACAGATTTCTATCTTGGAAATACTTAATAACTCTGGTAGATGTGTCATAGGATGCCACATAACCCTTAGCAGTTCCTACTCCAGAAATTGCCTGCTCAATTTTTGTACCAATTGCTAAAGACTGGGATGTGTTTCCAGTAAACTTAATTGCTTTAGCTGCAGAAAATTCAGAGGTATTCAATACTGCTGTAGATCCAGCACCAGCAGCGATCGGATTTTTAATTACTCCAATCTGAGCAAATGTTGTATCTGAAGCAAAATCGTAACTAGAATTGTCAAATCTAGAATAGATCAGAACCTTATCAGTTCCTAGTTCTTTATACAAGTCATACCCATGACCTCTAGAGGGAGGAATGATGGGAGTTAACTTGGCAAATTTAGTGGCAGCACCGTTAATGGAGGAGAGGTCAACTCTACCAAAACTATAACCTTGACCACCAGCAGTTACAGTTGCAGAAATAATCTGACCATTTGTATTGGTTTGGACTCTAACTTTACCACCAGATCCATCACCAAGGATATCTACTTCGACGGGACTAGACAAGAAGGCATAACCTTCTCCTTGCTCATCGATAGAAACTACCTTGATTTGGTTGTTATTTACTGTTGAGTCTCCATTATCTCTAACAACCTTAATTTCATTTGTGGTTGAAGATGCCCACTCGTTAGGAACCGCTACATATTCGGTTGAGTCAAACTTAACAATGTCTGAGGGAGGAACAGTGAAAAGATATTTCCACAGATAACCGTCACCACTCACACCAGCAGCAGATGGTTCCAAATCAGTAAATGTTGGTTCATCGAGAGATGCGTTAGCTGTCGATGTAATACCAGCAGAACCGTTGTCAATGCAAATATAGACTCTAAAGTCTTTGTTAATAATATAGTAGTTTGCAGAATACAATCTACTAGAGTTAGAAACAAGAGATCTATTATTTGTGCTGTAGTCGTGGCGGTACATATCATAGGATGTACCTTTAGTCCATTGAACTTTACGAATCAGTCTCCTAACATCACCTGGCAATACCTTTCGCCCGAAAAGCATTGTGTCGTACACATGGTTGACATAACTAATGTTGTCAATCGGAGAGGGTGGTTGTACTGTCGTACTATTCCAAGTGCTAGTTCTTCCATAACCCGTGATAGTCGGATTAGCAAGACCCAAAAAAGTATAATATGAATTAGTTCCATCAATTACGGAGTCAACAAAGTTATTCGCGTTAATGACCCTAAATTGATCGGTGATAATGGCTGCCATTATTATGAGCGGGCGAAAGGTCTAACTTTTTTGTATTTATAATAGCTTTGGAAGACCCCCCGTTCCTCTCAGTCCAACACCTCTCCTTTGTACGATAGGATAGTTGCTAAGTTGAGGATCATAGTTCAATCCTTTGAGGTTTGCATAGACTGCAGGAGTGCCACGGCTGATGTCACCAAATCTACCCCAAGTAAAGTAGCAGTAAGGTCCAGCAGTAGAACCAACCCCAACAAAATCGGTAGTATCAGTGTAAGAAGCAATATTTGCCGTAATTACACCAAGACGACTTCCAGATCCAGGGACAAAGGAAATTGCAGATGCGTAGTAAATGTTATCACCATTAAATGTGCTGATACCAACAATATCAGTATCATGAGTGTCAATACTTGTTACAGCAGCACCAGCGGTATTGATTCCAGTTCCATATAATTTGAATGGATAGTTTGTTCCAAAACCAGTAGGATCATTTCCGTCATTGACATAAGATTGAACATCAAATTGAATCAGAAGACCAAGGTCAGTTCCAATTCCAGGGCAAGTGCTAATACCAGTTACAACACCGATGTATCCTTGAACATTTGCAACCAGAGGTGCAATACCCGTCATATTTTCAAAGTTAATGCCAGAGACGGCAGTTGTACCAAATCCAACTTCAGCAATATACGCTAAGTTAAAGTTCTCGTTCAGTAGACCATCAGTATCTTTGAACAAAGCAGTGGAATCAACAAAGATAAACGCATCGGTTGTACTCACGACTCCAATTACGCTAGCAATCGGACTAATTTGTGCTTCAAGAGAGTCTCTCGCTTTGGATACTACACTACCATCGATTAAGATATCTTTCTTTTGCTTAATCCATGTAAGAGGTTTGTAGTTGTCATTACTAATACCAACTCCTTGATAGAAAGGAGTTTCGACAGTAACGGCACTGTCAATTCTCTTAACGATTCTATCTTCAGATTGAGCAAAGTTCTCGGCACTTTGAGAAACTCTGTTTAGTTCTACTTCACCACTCTTATTGAGTCTAATAGAGTCTCCAACCTTAATAACCTCATTGACATCGAACAAGAAACTATCTTGACCGATTGTTCCTCTGTAGAAGAAGATAACAACATTATCTTCTGCAGTAGGTGCTGTACTAAACTCAAGAACTGATCCACCATTGAAGGTATAATTCACTCCAGGTTCTTGAATTACTCCGTTGATAAAGATTAGGAGAACTGCAGAAAGGTCAATCTCTTTAGAATCTGCATCATTTCTATCAATCTCAAAACTGACGATGGATCTTTGATACTCTAGAATAAATCTCTTCTGATCTCCATTCTGATAGCGTTTGATATTATCAAGATAGTCAATGTTACCAAACTGCCAAGAGGCAACTTGATCGGTAAAGACATCAACGACTTCGAGTTCGAACTGTTGGAAGTCATCTCCAGCAGAAGGATCAGTAGAAAGACCAGTTACAGTAAATACATCTCCACGCTTGAATCCGTATCCTTTCTTAGAGAATTCCCAGTTTGCTACTTGATAATAATTTGATCCTATTCCAGTTGATGTAGAAACACCAGCAATCTGGACGGAAACTGAGCATCCAACTCCAGTTACAGTGGTAGCACCCAAACCGATTCTAGATACACCGACGATGGGAAGATTTTCACCATTAGGATCGGGGGGAAGAACCAGATCATCATCAGTATAATTGGTTCCAGGTCCAACAACACTGAATACAAGAGAACCACCAGCACCAACAACAGCAGTAATAGTCGCTCCAGTGCCCGTAGAAGAGGTCACAGCAATGCCAATTGTGCCAGTGTTAGTATTGTATCCAGAACCGAAGGTTAAGGGGTGCCACTGGGCAGCGGTGCCGCCACTTACATAAGTGTGACCGAATGTGGAAGGTCCAACATTAGTTTTGAATTGAGTTGCCGAAATAACACCAACAACAGCAAACGGATCATCATGATCTGGGAAGATATTTGTAGTGATGCCCGTTTGAACTTGACCGCCACCAGCATAGGTATGAGCGATAGTGGAAATACCAACATTGGTGACAAA